TATTTCTAAACACTTTTCTTCAAAATAGTAAGTAACTTGGTTTCTACTAGCAACTTTTATTCTTTTTTCAGTGTCTGAATATAAATAATTTCCACAGCTGCAAAAACTACGCCCAATTTCTTTATTATTTATACTTTTGGTTTTGGACATTCATACCACCTACCTCTGAGATTCTGGTATGTCGTTATTTGATTTTCTTTATATTTTTCAGAAAGTTCTTTGAAACTTTTTTTAAAAGTATTTTTATCATAAAAACAGTGTTTTTCAATGATATTAGGACATTCTTTTCCTTCTATAATTATAGTTCCATCTCTTATTTTTATGTAATATCTATATGGCTCATAAACATTCATAAAAAACTCCTTTTCAAATTTAAACTTATAACTTAAATTTATTAAACTAATTTATTTATAATAATAACTCATTTTTTATAAAAGTCAAGAAATTTTTTTTAAATAAAAAATAGGACCTCTTTTAAAAGTCCTATTTTATATAAGTATATATATTTTAAAAATTAATTAGAATTATTTTCAGTTCCTTCATCTTCAAATAATTTATCTAATCCACCAAGAGCTGCTCCAAGTACTTCTGAAAAATTTACTATTTTCCATTCTCCATTTTCTTTCTGCATTTTAACAATTAAATTTTTTTCAATATAAGATAAATCTGTTCTTTTAAATAAGTCATCAAAAAACTTAGTTGCTGCTGCATCTAGTGCAGATTCTGGAGCACCTGACATAGCTAAAGGCATAACTGAAGACATTAATTCTCCCATATATCCTGGAATATTAATACCTTTAATAGTTACATCAATGTCAGCAGTATCACCATTTTCAGTAACTTTATTAACTTTATATGTTGCTTTTTTTATTGCTTTTGCAAAAGACTTAGATACTGGATCATCATTAGGGACTTGTTTCTCCAATTCTGATGCTAACAGTTTAAAGCTACTTTCAAAAGCTTTTTGTGAATCTGGTTTTCCACAACTAACTAAAAACAATACAGACATCCCAATTAAAACAAACTTTAAAAACTTTTTCATATAAAACACCCTCCTAAAAATTTATTTTTTTTCTTGTTTAATTTCTAATAATTCTATATACTCCCTTGCTTTTTCTTTATTTTCAGCAGATAGATTTGTAATATTAACAGTTTCTCTGTTATTTCTTGCCCTTTCAGCAGTTTTTACAAGCTCTATAAAATCATAGATCTTTCTTTTCCCCTCTTCTGATACTTCTGATATGTTTGTAGTATCAGTTATTGATTCTGACTGGATATTATATTTTTCAAACTTTTTTTGTAGAAAAGAAGGTAGGTTCATTTCTTTTTCAGATTTTAATAAATCTATAAAGTCATCTTTAGGTAACATAGTTTCAAGTTTATCAAGCATTTGTTCAGAGAGCTTTTTCCTACCAACATCTATAGCAGACATAGTCACAGCCGATATTCCTAATTTTTCAGCCATCATTGCAGCAGTCATTTCTCTACTTTTTCTAAATTCTTTTAAAATTTCACTAGTTGTTCTCATCCTAACTCCTTTCTTTTTAGTTGGATTAAATAATTAACTAATAACTTTATTTTAATAACTTAGTATATCACTAAAAAAAATACTTGACAACTTTTAATTTTGTATTATAGTATTAATTAAATAGTTTATAAATTTTAATATTTTAATTTAATCGTTTTAAAAATTATTCAAAAGTTAATAAAATTAATTAAAATTACTAACTATATTTATTTTATAAAGGGGGAAACACTATGGATATTAATCTTATTAATTTTTTGGAAGAGCTGGAAACAAAAGGACTATTTAAATCAAAAGCAGGGGAAATTGATGAAAAATTTAAAAAATTTATAAATAGTCTAAAAATTTCTATTGAAGAAAAACAAAAGCTGGAAACACTTTTTAATGAAGCTGTTGAAAGCTCAAAAAATGAATTTTTAGAAATTGGTTTCCTCTATGGTAAAGAAAAAAAATAAAAAATATGGCTCGTATGATTTTACGAGCCTTTTACTAAAACTATCCTCCATAAGAATGTTTACAAGGTTTATATCCTTTGGCTTCTGCCTCTTTCCTTTCAATAGGAATAATCTTCTTTGCTCTTACTAAACCTTTACAAGTTTTAGTAGCATGGTACTTCTTCCCAGTTGGTGTAATATACACAATTTCAGCAAAAGAAAGTACAGTTAAAAGAAGAAATAAAGATAATATAAGTTTTTTCATGAAATACCCCCTTAAAAATGAATAATTAATTTTTGAATTGTATGGTTCATAGATTTTTCCCTACCCCTCAACTTTTTATCTATGAACTGTACTATTGAGAAATTAAAGTTTGATGAGGTGAGAAAATGGAATTATTTTTATTACTATTTTTAGCTATTATTATTATTTCAATAATTGTAAATTTTTTATTTTATATTATTTTTTTATTTTTTATAGGTCAAAAAATAGCGAAAATTATAAATGAAGAAATAGAAACTATAAAAAGAAATCTTTAATCTGATCTGTTCCATATGAGACCAAAGAATTTACAAAAATTTCTCTTGATAGAGTACTAACTTTTGTAAAAAAAACTTTTAATTTTTGTGCTGCAACAGACTTTATATCACAATTACTTTTTATAAATTCTTCTGTTGCAGTATAAATTTTATCCCGAAGTTCTTTTTCACTTTCTTCTAATTGAAATTCAAGAATTTCTTTATATTCTTTTAAGAAATTCTCTACCCATGGATATGGTTTACCACAATGAGGGCAGTAGCTGGGAACATAATCTTTTTTATAAAAAGTAATTCTTCTATCTCTCTCTCCAGTAATAAGATTGCTTAATACATATTTTTCTTTTGCAATTCCTCCTATAATCATAAAATTGCAATGAGGACAGCAATCAATTATTTCTGAACCACATTCTTGACAAAAATCAATTGAACATTTTTGTTCAGGTTGTAATGTAGATATCTGTAAATGTCCTTTTTTACAAATAGCAGACTTTAAATTATAGGTTCTACCATCTTCAGTAATATACATAATTAAAAACCCCCTCAAATAAAAAATAATTAATCTTTAAGTAGTATGGTTCATAAGCAACTTTCCCCAAAGTTCTTCACAACTTATGGACTGTACTACTGAAAGATTAAACTATTCTTGGGTTTGGGTTTCATCTGGAATATACTCAAATAAATCTTCAATTTTACAATTGAAATATTTACATAATTTTTCGATAGTATCGAAATCAACTCTTTGAGTTTTTTCATGATATAAGGATGCAATAGTTGGTTTACTTAAAGATGTTTCTTCAGCTAGTTTCTTTATTGTTAATTTATGTTTACCCATAAAATCAGAAACTTTAATTTTAATCATAGTAACCTCCTTTTTTAATAAATATATTTTTCTTTATGAAAGTATATTACACTTTTTTAAAAAAAATTACAAGAAAAAAATAATTAATATTCTTATTAAATATCAGCAATATTCAATTAAATATAATTATTTTTTAATAAATTAATATTACTTTAAAATTAAGTTATATTATTTTTTAATAAAGTATATTTTATAATTTTTCCTTGACAAAAAATTTTTCTAAGTTATAATAGAAAATATAAAAGTAAAGTATATTTTACTTTTAATAAAATATATTTATCTTATTATTAGGAGGAGAAAAAATACGGAGAATAAGAAAATAGTTAGATTTATTGAAGCATTAAAGGAAAAAGGCTATATAAATACAGATTCTAATACTAATATTGAAAAGACTATAAAAAAAATCAGTTGTTTGGAAGAAAAATTAACTGATGAAGAATTTGAAGAACTTCAAAAATTATTTTTTATAGTAATTGAAAATATAAAAGATGAATACTTTGAATTGGGAATGATAGCTGGAAAAGTAATGCAAGATGAATAAGAGCAAAAGAAAAAAGGGCAACCGCCAAGAAACCCTTTTAATTGAATAGTGAATGAAAAAACACTTAGTTTTTAACAAACACCTATTTGACTTATGCTTAATTATAACATATTTTCCTATATTTTACAAGTTTTTTTTCTCTCAAAGAGGAGGAAAAATTTATGAGTTTAAAAGAATTGAATGATCTAATTGAAAGATTTGGAGATGTCCAACTTTTAGAAATCAAGGAAGAGCTACAAAAAATGGGATATGCTTGTAAGATTGCTGGTGATAAAAATGATTAGGACAATCTATATTATCACAAATGAAGATAAAATAATTCTTTCAGCTTTCACCACTTTGCAAGCTGCTAAAAATGAAATTGAATTAAATTATTCAGAGTTCCCAGAAAATTTTAATATTGAACCTTGTGCATTGAATATTGATGCTAGATTTATTAATGAAATTAAGAAAGAAATGGGGGTTGAAAATGGAAAGTAATTTATATTTCAAAGATGAAACTTCTAAATACATATTTTTCTTAGTTGAGCTAGGAGGAAAACCTCAACTTGATTTTCTAGGAGTAGATTTTAGTCATTATAGCAATAAAGAAAAGGCTAAAAATTGGTATAACAAAATTAAAAATATCATTGAAAAATCAGAACATTCAAAAATAGATGAAGCCATTGCTTCATTGGAAAAACTATATAAAGGAATGGCAAAATAAGGAGTAATAATGAAAACAAAACAATATGTAGAATCTAGAATTGCAGCATTAGATAAATTAAGAAAAGAAGCTCTAAAAGAATACCAAACAAAACTTGATAATGGTATTGATGATGAAGAATTATGGAAATATATCAGCACTAAAAGAGTTGAAATTTATACTTTGAAAGATATTTTAAAAGACTAGGGGGATTCAAAATGTTAAATAGAACAGTTAAAGAAAAAATGTTAAAAATAATGGAATTAGGATTTGAAGTTAATAGAAAAGAAAAAAATACTGTGTTTATTCGTTTTTCAGGACATTGTGAACTTTTTGAAGTGAGCATACATAGTAAAGGTTGGAAAAATGGAGTAGGAGCAGATTTTTTTAAAGATATGTTTCTTGCTAGATTATCACAAAGAGAAACTGAAGAAAAATTAGATGAAATTATTGAAGAACTTGAAAGATTAAAAATAAATTAAGGAGCTTCCTATGGCAAAAAGATATTACTGGCTTAAATTACAAGAAGATTTCTTTGAGTCAGATGAAATAAAAATAATTGAATCAATGCCTAATGGTGTTGTCTATTCAAACTTTTACTTAAAATTACTTTGTAAATCATTAAAAACTGATGGAAGACTAATCTTTAAAGATATTATTCCATATACTCCTGATATGTTAGCAAACATTACTGGGGTTGTAGTTGATACTGTAAGAGTTGCCATTGATATTTTTATAAAATTAGGATTAATGGAAAAACTTGATGATGGTGCATTGTATATGATTGCTGTTGAAAGTATGACTGGATCTGAAAGCGAATGGGCAACTAAAAAAAGAAATTATAGAAAATCATTAGAAGTAAAAGAAAAAAATCTATTATTAGAAACTTCTAAGACAAATAAAGGACATAATGAGGACAATGTCCAAAATGAAAAGGACATTGTCTTAAACAAAGTGGACATTGTCCGACAAGAGATAGAGAAAGACATAGAGATAGAATCATATAATCATGATCATAATATTTTAAATAATATAAAAAATATAAAGAGAGATGAGAAGAATGATGATTTAAAAAAGATAAAACAATGGTTTAAAGAAAATGGAATTGATTTTTCTAAGAAACATGAAGTTAAAGTTTTAGAGCTATTAAAAAATAACTCACTAGATTTTGTTTTAAAAACATTCCAGGAACAACTAGATATTTTAAAAAATAAATCTGATGTTAAAAGTGTAGCTGCTGTTTTCTCTAATCATCTTTTTAAAGGAACTTGTGAGGTAAACTTTCAAGAACTTGAAAAGAAAGAGACTGAACATCAAAAAATTAAAGAAGAAGAGAGAAAGGAGTGTGAAAAAAATGATAGTATTCTTAATGTTTTCTTTGAACTTTCCTTAAATGAACAGGAGGAAATTGAAAATACAATTCTAAAAAAACATAATATAAGCCATTTTTCTCAGGTAAAGCAGAAAAGTAAAACTATGTATTATAAACTAATTAGTTCTTTTATCTATGAAGAACTCAAGTTAAAAGAATTGATTTAAAAAGGAGATTTATGGGAACAACAAAAATTAACATGCCATTTGCAAAATGGTGTGAAGTCCAAAAACAATTTGAAGAAGTCAATAAAATACTTCCTGATGAAGAAAAACTTGACTTTGAAAAATATAAATATTGCTCCAGTTATGGAAAGTTATTATGGCATTTATGTGCTATAAAAATTGGAGCATTTAGAAGTCTGAAAGACCCTGAATTTTATAACTGAAAGGAGCAATAATGCTAAGAGGAAAAATTTATAGCTGTACAGATAAAAAAACATATAGTGTTAGCTTCATTGATTACAGAAATAAAAAAATGATAGCTATTTCAAATGGTCAGAAGAAGGAATTTGATTTTAAAGAAGTTGAATGGCTTGAAGCAACTGGATATACTGCTGGAACTTCAATGATTTATAGGCAAGACTTTATTCTTGCAACTAAAGATAATGAAGTTTTATCAGGAATTGTTATAAAAAAATTTGGAGCTTGGCACTTATGTAATAAAAAAAGAGGACTTAGTAAATCTTTAAGAACTCTTAAAGAATCTGGATATATATTTGTGAATTTAAAAAATTCTAAAACTTATTTTAAAAATAAGCTAGAAAAAAAATAAAAATAGGAGGATTTTATGGGAATTATTTTAGTTAAAAATAATAAAGGTGGGGTTGGAAAAACTTATATAACTCTACAATTAGCAGCACACAAAGCATTAATAAAAAATAAAAAGACATTGATTCTTACCAGCGATTCCCAAAATGATATTTTAAAATTTGCAGGTATCAAAATTGAAGATACAAGCAAAGCTGGACTCGAAGATTTTATTGAAGGTAAAAGTTATAAAATTAAAAAATTAAGAGAAAATCTTTTCTTCTTGCATCTGCAAGGATATAAGATAAAAAATTCTTTTGATGAGGCTTTTAAGAGAGCTATAAAACTTTTAAAAGATGAGTATGATTATATTGTTATTGATGGTTCACCAGTAATGGGGTTAGATAATTTATTTATTGAAATATCTGACCATATAGTTATTCCAA